TTAGGAAATATCCATTTTAATGTGTTGTCATTAAATTTATATGTAAATTCTCCATTATCGTCAGAAATTAATGTTGAAGTTTTTGATTTTATTTTAGATAAATCAATATCTCGATTTAACTTTTTATTAGTTTTAGGATCTGTAATTTCTACTGGGTATGTTGTTCCGTAACTTAACATTCTAGCAGATAATATTAAGCCATCTTTATCTATTAATGCTAATTCTTCAAATTTAACATCAGATACAATTAGAGTGTCAATTAATTTATCCAATACAACTCCTTCATTGATATATGATGGATTAGTTAGTATATCTTCATCATATGCAGTCATATACCGCATTTCAATTTGACCAGATCTTAGTATATGATCTTTTGGATATACAATTCCTCCGCTAGTTAATTTAATTATTTCTGACGGAATGTTTTGTGTTTGTTTTTCTTGGTATTGTTGTTTTGCTAGATTAATCAGATTTTGATTACTATATTGCTCTGTCATTTTTTTACTCATTATACTTTCCTTATAACTTTATTATAAATATATCTTATCTAGAAAAATGGAAAATAAACATAACTGCTGTTCCAGCAACAGCTCCCCAAAAACTAGCTTTTTGATTTTCTTCAGATCTAGCATTTTGATATCCAATTCTTTTTTCTAATGACCATCGTTTGTCAACTTTTGGTTTAACATAAGTAAATACTAATGGCGGAACTGCAGTAAACCATAATGAAGTTATTTTAGGATTTCTTGTTAAACCTCTTGTATTTCTATACACATACAAATATGAGCTAAAGAATCCAACAGCAAATGGAAATGAATTATAATGATGTTTATATCCTAAATTACGACCCATTACATAGTCATTCATTTGAATTGATGATAACGGTCCTGTTTTTTCTTTGTATAGTATTGATAATTTATTATCTCGTTTATAACTATGAACAAAGTGAGTTGGAATATCTTTTAATACATCGTTTTTATGATATATAATTGAAAGTGTATCTGCATATACAATATTGCCTATTAATGGCTTAGATTCATATCTATAAATTGTATCAGATCCATTCTGACATGTAATTAAATTGCCTATTATTAGCAGGCCGATCAATATAAATTGTTTCATATTTTCTATTCATTATTACCGAAACAATACCATTGATAACAACTTTATAATATATATTATGGGCAGTAAAAATGGGAGCCAAAACTCCCATTATTTTTTATAAAATTTGTGAATATTTTTAGAATTCTAATACTGCAAAATCATATTTCAATGTTAATTCAATAGTAACAGCATCTTCTGTTCCCCAATCCATTTGACCAAAGTTTGAATCTAAAATAAATGCTCCTTTTAATGTCCATTCTTCAATTTTTTCTCCTGTCGGTGATAATGAATGGAAAGTAATGTTCTTTTTATATTGAGTACTATATCCATCTCTACCTGTTAATGATTCGTGATGTAAACGTATCCAATCAATAACTGCTTGTGCTCCCGATGGAACTATAGGATCATATAATGTTATTGAGATGTCTTGCCATCTTGTTTTTCCTTTGACTTTTCTATCAATATTGATATGATCTAATACAATTTCTCCATTTGTCAAAGATGGTCTTGCCATTGCTTTGATTAAATATGAAGGAATTCCATCAATATACATAATAAACCTATTTGTATATTTAGGCTCCCAATCGAATGCATTTAAAAATAAATCATTTTGATTTATTCCGGGTAATTCTTGTTCTAATGCCATTTCTATTTCCTATTTCTTTTTATATAAATATTACTTAACCAAATTTTTATTCTGGAAACGATGCACCAGTTGGTTGAATATTAAAGTCTAACACAATAAACTCAGCTGTTCTTGTTGGTTGTAAAAATATTTGTCCATATAAGATATTTTGATCAATAAGATCTGGAGTGTTATTTGTATCATCCATAACTACTCTAAATGCACTTAATCCTTGTTGTGATCTAACACTTTCTAAATATGGATTTACAATATTTAAA